GAGATGGGTAAGAGATTGGACAAGGCAGTATTTCCAGGAACTCAGGGTGGTCCATTGGAACATGTGATTGCTGCTAAAGCAGTTGCATTCGGTGAGGCACTTAAACCAGAATTCAGAGAATATTGTCTTCAAGTTGTTGCTAATGCAAAATCTCTTGGTCGTAGATTAATTGAAAATGGTATCAATATTGTGTCTGACGGAACAGATAATCATATTGTTCTACTTGATTTGAGAAGTCTAGGAATCACAGGTAAGTTTGCTGATCAACTTGTGAGTGAAATTAATATTACTGCAAATAAAAATACAGTTCCTTTTGATCCTGAGTCTCCCTTTGTTACCAGTGGATTACGTTTAGGCACTGCTGCTCTTACTACTAGAGGGTTTGATGAAAACGATTTTGTTGAAGTTGCTGATATTATCGCAAGTCGTTTAAACAATTATGAGCAAGAAGGAAATAAAGAGGAGTGTTTGGAAAGAGTATCTAAACTTTGTAAAAGTAATCCTCTCTACTAAATATAGTATATCGTCGCCGCAGAGGGGAAACTGGCACAATCCAGTTGACTCCCCTCTTTTTTCTTGCTATAATGATTGGACAGCAGATCTGATTATGAGTGTAAAATTAGCATTATTGAAATCGGGAGAGGTTCTGATTTCTGATATCAAAGAGCTTGTTGATGAAAACAAAGTTATTGGATATCTATTTAATAAACCCAAGAAAGTTGATATGTCTACTCCGATGTTTCTTTCCGAAGAAGTATCTAATCAAACTTCTGTTGAGGTTTCCCTTTCATCTTGGTTTATGATTACTGATGATGAAGAATTTGCTATCCCAAAAGATTGGATTGTTACTGTGATGAATCCAGTTGATAGAGTTTTAGCAATGTATGAAAAGTATACTGATGGAGAATCTGAAAATGATTAAGTGTTTGTTGTTTAAAACAGGAATTACAGTAGTATCTGAGATGCTTGAAGTTGGTGCCGAAGTTGGTGAACCAGACTGTCGTCTTGTAAATCCTTGTGAAATTGGTGAGAATGGGCAGTTGAATCGTTGGCCATCTTGCACGGATCAGAGATCTCTTATGGTTGGATCTGATAATTTTATAACGATTGTTGATCCATCTGAACAAGTTATGAAACAGTATAAGGAGGTTGTTGGATGACTTATAAAGTATTGAGTATTGACCTTGATTATATTATGGGTCCTTCGATAGAAACTTATTCGGATATACTATTCGATGAAGATCCTATGACTAGGTGGAAGCATCTATATGAATATACCCAGTTTCAAGAATCTCAATTTTATGCCGATACCTCATCTGTAATTTATTGCTATGATGTATTTTTAAAGGCTTTAAAGAACTGTTCCAATGTTAGTTTTGGATATGAACATGATGAGATTTTATATGAACTTCAGAGTCATAAAAATATTGATTTAATCAATATTGATCATCATGATGATATCTTCTGTAATGACTTTTCTGATAATTTTCCTGGAGGAGAAAATTTAGATGCAGAATATCAAGCACTGAGAATGTTTGATAGAGTGCATGAGGGTAATTGGGGTGCTTGGTTGCATGTAAAAAATAAACTCACCAAGTTTACTTGGATTACAAATCCAAACAGTCGTAATTTGCAAAAGAATACTTTTAATTATGAAATCTTAGGTGATAAGTATGAAACTTATACCAGAGATAGTTATAAGTTTGAAGACTACAAATTTGATTACATCTTTGTATGTCTTTCTCCACAGTATATGCCCCAAGCACACTGGCATTACTTTACAATGTTCATGATGGCGTATGAGACCTACACTGGTAAGAAGGTGGATGTAAACACCTTTGCCAAGCGGAAGTTCATGCAGGAAAACAAATTTAGTCAAGTAACTGATGCGATTCTACACAAACGTTCAAATGGTGGGTAATAACTTCCTTGTGCGAGGTTATGAAGATGGACGCCACTTCATGACTCGCGAGAAGTTTTATCCAACTCTTTTTGTTAATAGCAAGAAAAAAACCAAATACAAAACTCTTGAAGGTGAATATGTTGAGTCTGTGCAACCAGGAACTGTCCGTGATTGTCGAGAGTTTATTAAAACTTATGATGGTGTAGAAGGATTTAAGATTTCTGGTAATGAACGTTTTATCTATCAGTATATTTCTGAGAACTATTCTGAAGATGAAATCAAGTTTGATATCAGTAAAGTCAAACTTGCAACTATCGATATTGAGGTTGCTTCTGAAAATGGATTCCCAGATGTAGAATCTGCTGCTGAGGAAGTCCTACTTATTACTATTCAGGATTATAATACTAAGGAAATTGTTACTTGGGGGCAAGGACCTTTTAAACTGAAGCAAGGTAATCATTACTATAAGCAGTTTAACAATGAGTATGATCTTCTCAATGATTTCATCAACTGGTGGATGATTGAAGAGAATACTCCTGAGGTTCTGACTGGTTGGAATAGTAAACTGTATGATATTCCATATCTGGTTCGCCGTATGGATAGAATCATTGGTGAAAAGTTGATGAAGAGACTTTCTCCTTGGGGATTGGTAACGGAACATGAGATCTTCATTGCTGGCAGGAAGCAACTTTCCTATGATATTGGTGGAATATCTCAGTTAGACTATCTCGATCTCTATAAAAAGTTTACCTACAAAGCACAAGAATCTTATCGACTGGATTATATTGCCAGTGTAGAACTTGGGCAAAAGAAACTGGATCACTCTGAGTTTGATACTTTTAAGGACTTCTACACAAATGGGTGGCAGAAGTTTGTAGAATACAATATCATTGACGTAGAACTTGTCGACCGTATGGAGGACAAGATGAAACTCATTGAACTCGCTCTTACTATGGCATATGATGCCAAGGTGAATTATGAAGATGTGTTCTCACAAGTTCGTATGTGGGACACCATCATTTATAATTATCTAAAGAAGAGAAATATTGTTATTCCTCCTAAGGTGCGTTCTGATAAAAACGAAAAGTATGCAGGTGCATATGTCAAAGAACCGATTCCAGGAAAGTATGATTGGGTGGTTAGTTTTGACCTCAATAGTCTGTATCCCCATCTTATTATGCAATACAACATCTCACCAGAGACACTCCAAGATACCAGGCATCCATCAGCAACTGTTGATAAGATACTTGATCAGCAAATAACTTTTGAGATGTATAAGGACAGTGCGGTATGTGCTAATGGTGCCATGTATCGTAAAGATGTTCGTGGATTTCTTCCTGAATTGATGGAAAAGATCTATAAAGATCGAACTGTCTTTAAAAAGAAGATGCTCCAGGCAAAGCAAGACTATGAGAAGACTGCAACCAAAGAATTAGAGAAAGAGATTGCCAGATGTAATAATATTCAGATGGCACGTAAGATTCAACTTAATAGTGCTTATGGTGCTATTGGTAATCAGTATTTCAGGTATTATAAACTTGCTAATGCTGAAGCAATTACTCTTTCTGGGCAGGTATCAATTCGTTGGATTGAAAACCGAATGAATAAGTATCTAAATAATCTTTTGCAAACGGAAGGTGAGGATTATGTCATTGCATCTGACACTGACTCAATCTATCTTAATCTTGGACCTCTTGTTGATAAATTTTTTAGTGCTAAGTCTAGCGATAAAACAGCAATTGTGGCAATACTTGATAAGATCTGCGAAGAAAAGTTCGAACCATACATTGAAAAATGTTACCAGGAACTGGCGGACTATGTCTCGGCATATGATCAGAAAATGCAAATGAAGCGTGAGAATATCGCTGAACGTGGTATCTGGACTGCGAAGAAGCGATATATTCTCAACGTGTGGAACAGTGAGGGGGTTCAATATACTGAACCTAAACTCAAGATGATGGGTATTGAGGCAGTTAAATCTTCAACTCCAGCGCCTTGTAGGAAGATGATTAAAGATGGTCTGAAGTTGATGATGAATGCAACTGAAGAAGACGTTATTGATTTTATTGAAAACTGTCGAACAGAATTCAAGAATCTTCCTCCCGAACAGATTGCCTTTCCTAGGACTGCATCTGATGTTCGCAAGTATCATTCACATGCTGATATTTACATGAAGGGAACTCCCATTCATGTTCGTGGTGCTCTTCTGTTTAATCATTACATAAAAGATAAGAAACTTACAAATAAGTATTCTCTTATTGGTAATGGTGAAAAAATTAAATTCATTTACTTGAAAAAACCAAATATCATTCAGGAAAACGTGGTTTCTTTTATCCAAGATTTTCCACATGAACTTGGTCTTGACAAGTATATCGACTATGAACTACAATTCCAAAAGAGTTTTGTAGAACCACTCAAAGCAATCCTAGATGCGATTGGGTGGAACGTTGAAAAAACTGTAAACCTGGAACTATTTTTTGGATAATGGACCTGCCTATTAACGACAAAGAACTTGGCACTATTATTAGTGCTATGCGTCTCGGGGGAGATGCTGCCCTTTATCAGAAACTGAAAAGGATTAAGGATATCCGCGATGCTAACCCAGGCGGACCTTACAAAAAAATTGCCCGTGAAGATTATGGAATTGTAATGTAATGGATTTTTTAAACGAAATTGTAAAAGAGATTGGAGATGACTATACCAAACTGGCAAAAGACATCGACGATACAGAAACTTACGTGGACACAGGTTCGTACATCTTTAACGGACTCGTTTCAGGTAGTATATTTGGTGGCGTATCTGGGAATAAGATTACTGCCATTGCTGGCGAGTCTTCTACTGGCAAGACTTTCTTTTCTCTCGCTGTCGTCAAAAACTTTCTTGATTCTAATCCTGACGGATATTGCCTTTATTTTGACACCGAGGCAGCAGTTAATAAATCTCTTCTCGAAAGCAGAGGAATTGATCTCTCACGTCTGGTCGTGGTTAATGTAGTTACTGTTGAAGAGTTCCGTAGCAAGGCACTCAAAGCAGTAGATTTATATTTAAAAAAATCTGCAGAAGATCGCAAACCCTGTATGTTTGTGCTAGACTCTTTGGGGATGCTTTCCACTGAGAAAGAGATTACTGACACACTCAATGATAAAATGGTTCGGGACATGACTAAATCCCAACTAATCAAAGGTGCGTTTCGTATGCTCACACTCAAGTTGGGTCAAGCAAACATTCCAATGATTGTTACTAATCACACTTACGATGTTATCGGTGCATATGTTCCAACCAAAGAGATGGGTGGCGGTTCTGGTCTTAAGTATGCGGCGTCCACGATTATTCACCTTACTAAAAAAAAGGAGAAGGATGGAACAGAAATTATTGGAAACCTTATCAAGGCAAAGACTGCTAAGTCGCGTTTAAGCAAGGAGAATCAAAATGTTACGGTGCGTCTTTATTACGATGAGCGTGGTCTTGATCGATATTATGGTCTTCTTGAACTCGGTGAACTTGGCGGGCTTTGGAAAAACGTGGCAGGTCGTTATGAGATAGATGGCAAGAAAGTATATGCCAAGGCGATCTTGAAAGATCCCGAAACTTACTTCACCCCAGAGGTGATGGAAAAACTGGACACTATTGCAAGAGAAACTTATTCTTATGGAGCGAATTGAGACAACTATTCTGCGAAACCTTGTTTTCAACGAAGAGTACTCTCGCAAAGTAATTCCGTTTATTGAACCTGATTATTTTGAACAGAGAACCGAAAAGATTATCTTTGAGGAGATTACTCAGTTTATTGTGAAATATGGCAATGCTATCACTATAGAAGCACTTGCCATTGAATTAGAAAATCGCACTGACCTTTCTGAGATGGAGGTCAAGGAAACCCGTGAAATTACCTCATCTCTTACGGATGCTCCTGCCGATAATAATTGGTTGGAAGATACTACTGAAAAGTGGTGTCGCGATCGTGCCATTTATTTGGCACTGATGGAATCTATCGGTATTGCTGATGGGCAAGATGAGAAGAAAACTCGTGATGCTATTCCGTCTATTCTTTCGGATGCACTTGCAGTTTCTTTTGATAATCACATTGGACACAATTACCTAGAAGATTATAAAGAGAGATATGAATTTTATCATCAGAAAGAAAATCGTATCCCATTCGATCTTGAATATTTTAATAAGATTACGAAAGGTGGTCTAGTTAACAAGAGTCTTAATATCGCTCTTGCTGGGACAGGTGTTGGTAAGTCTCTATTCATGTGCCACGTCGCTAGCTCTGTGCTGCTCCAAGGAAGTAATGTCCTTTACATTACAATGGAGATGGCAGAGGAAAAAATTGCTGAACGTATTGATGCAAACCTCCTCAATGTTCCTATTCAAGATCTGGTAGATATTCCTAAATCTTCATTTGAGAACAAAGTCAATAACTTGACAAAGAAAACTCAGGGTCAACTTATAATTAAAGAGTATCCGACTGCAAGCGCACATAGTGGACATTTTAAAGCACTTCTCAATGAACTTGCACTTAAGAAGTCTTTTAAACCTGATATCATATTTGTGGATTATCTCAATATTTGTGCCTCGTCGCGTTACAAGGGATCTGCCAATATTAATTCCTATACTCTTGTTAAGTCGATTGCAGAGGAACTTAGAGGATTGGCTGTCGAAGCCGAGGTCCCTATCGTATCTGCCACCCAGACCACTCGTTCTGGTTATGGCAGCTCTGATGTTGACCTTACTGACACTTCTGAGTCCTTTGGTCTCCCTGCTACTGCTGATCTTATGTTTGCCCTTATTAGCACTGAGGAACTTGAACAGTTGGGACAGATTATGGTGAAGCAGTTGAAGAACCGTTATAACGATATCTCGGTCTTCAAGAGATTTGTTATTGGCATTGACCGTGCCAAGATGCGTCTTTATGATTGTGAGCAAACAGCACAAGAGGATATACTTGACTCTGGGCAAGAAGAGCAGTATAATTACGAGGAACAGAAACCTAAGAAGTCATTCGATGGATTCAAATTCTGAGATGATGTTGAAAGTCCAAGCAAACTCTCCTTTTAATGATGGGTGGACTCAACAATTTTATCGTGAACAACTAGAAAAGAAACAATCTAAAACTATGAGTAAGCAAGTTGATTTTGAAAAGTATCAGAAGTTTGTAGATGCTGTTACTTCAGACCAATCTACAGATTTTGTTGCCCTTGCAGATCGTCTAGTTG